CTGGGGTGGTGCAGCATGTATCGTCCTCAGTGGTCCTGGTAATTTCTCAATAGACCATCTCATAAAACGGAGACTCGCAAATGATTAAAGGACTATTCAGTTTTATGTTCGCTGCACTAATGTGGGTACAAGTCCCACAGTGGAGTGACGATTGGTCTAAGTGTGCAGTAGATGTACCAGACACATCTTGTCATTGGTATATCACAGCACCAGATAGCACTATGGGTGAAGGATTTAGTTGGGCAAATGCCCCCTGGTTCTCTGTTGAAGGTCTTCGTGATATCGGAGAACTTCACAACACAGTTCAATCTCTTCAGGAAGCATGATGAATAGTTTTGAAGTCACATTATACTTCATATGCTTTGCTCTCATTGCTGGTGGTGCCTTCGCTATGATGTGGGCTAATATTCAATCTATTAACGTAGAGATGAATACACCCAAACCAAAGCATCCTGAAGCACCACAAGCAGGTGAAGAGTTGATGTATGTAGATCTATCCAGAGAAAAACTGGAAGATCTCTTTAATAAATAAAAAACAATCAATTGTATCATTATGACATTCACTATTACACTCAAGACAACTGAAGGAGATCATACTATTCAGTGTGAAGACGATCAATACATCCTGGACGCTGCTGAAGAAGCAGGAGTTGATATTAATTACTCTTGTCGTGCTGGTGCCTGCTCTTCCTGTGCTGGTAAAATTGTGAGTGGAACTGTTGATCAGAGCGATCAATCTTTCTTAGATGATGATCAGATTGAAGAAGGTTTCCTACTTACATGTGTGTCCTATCCTACATCTGATTGTGTAATTGAAACTGAAAAAGAAGAGGAACTTTACTAATGTCTTGCAATCTTCGCGTTAAAATGTTAGATGCTCTACTTGCTGATGCTCGAGGTAACATTGCCAAAGCAAAAGCAAACGTAGAAGTATACCTACACAACCCTGCCGGTATTGGTGAGCACCCTGATGTACTTGGTGCTATTCAGGAACAATTAGATATCATTGCTCACGAAGAAGAGCGGATTGAAGTTATTCAGAATCACTTTAGTGATCACGAATAGAGGATGTTGTGGTGCTGGATGTCCAGACTGTCCATTCAGACCACCTCCTAAATCGACCACCACTCCTTGACTGGGGTGGTTTTTTATTGTCAAGTTATGGACTCAAAACAAATTGAGGTTCAACCATATGCTATAATAATAGATATAATAGTTGCATAAAAATGATGAAGTTTATTCGTGTAGTAATACTTGCTACGATTGCAGCACTGGTTATCTTTTTACCTAAAAGTGCATATGCATTAGATATTGAAATGGGTTCAAATGGGAACTTGATTTTTGAACCTTCTGATGTTACTATCAGTGCAGGAGAAACAATTCACTTCGTGAATAATATGCTCCCTCCCCATAATATTATTGTCGAGGATCGTCCTGATCTTTCCAGAGAATCATTAATGTTCTCTCCCGGTGAATCACAAGATGTTCTTTTCGCTGATGTTGGCGACTATAATTTCTTCTGTGGACCTCATCAAGGGGCAGGAATGGTAGGAGTTATCCACGTTGAATAATGAAATATACACACAACTATATGAAAATCTTTCTTGACACTGCCGATACAGAAATTATTAATGAATATTTTAAGACTGGATTAGTTGATGGTGTCACAACCAATCCTTCACTCATCTTAAAGAGTGGTCGAAATCCAGAAGATGTGTATCAAGAAATCAAAGATATTGGTGTCAAAGATATCAGTATGGAAGTAATGGGAACAGAAGGTGAGATGTATTGTGAAGGCAAACGTCTTCATGAAAAGTTTGGTGACGTATGCACTGTGAAGGTTCCCTGTACAAGAGAAGGTCTTGCAGTCTGTAAATCTTTATCCGATCAGAACATTAAGGTTAATGTCACACTTATCTTCTGTGCCTCTCAGGCAGTCTTAGCAGCAAAGGCAGGGGCAACATATGTCTCACCTTTTGTTGGACGCTTAGACGACCAATCAGTCGCAGGACTGGAGGTTGTCAGGAGCATCTCTGAACTGTATCGAATTCATGGTGTGAGAACACAAATTCTTTCTGCTTCAATTCGTAGTGTGCAACGTGCTGTCAGGTCATGGTATAATGGTGCTAGCATCTGTACGATGCCACCAAAGGTATTTGATCAAATGTATGATCATATTCTTACAGATAAAGGTATGGAAATTTTTGAGAACGATTGGCAGTCAGTTGTTGGGAGTAATTAATGAAAGTAGGAATGATTGGATTAGGTCGTACTGGTGAAGGCATGTCCCGCCGTATGATTGAAAAGGGAATTGAAGTCTGGGGTTATAGTAGTACTAACTACGAAAGTGCCTGTGGACAATATGAGGCAGGATATATTAGTGGGTGTGTAACCTCACTAGAGTATCTTGTCCAAGCAGTCAAGTCTGACGGTAAAAAATTTACTAGTACTGGTAAAGTTCCTGGTATCTTTCAGATCACACTCCCAGAGCAAAAAGTAGAAGACACACTTGATGAGTTGCTACCATTGCTTGAGGGGGGTGATATCATCATTGATCATAGCAACAGAGACATATCAAAGTGTCAGGAACTTGAAAAGTATTGCTCCAAGTTGGGCATCTCATATATTTTCTCTGGAGTATATGGAGCACCCTATGCTGTTGATGCTTGTTCCAAAATTTTTCAATCCTTATCGCCAGGAAATGTTAAGTGACTTTAGCACATGTCTTACTTTTCGGATCACTACCCTTTCTATGTGCCACCATTTATTTCGGGCACAGAAAAGGTGAAAATATCTACTATGAAAGTGACAAATATGACGGAAATGGAACAGCGCATTAGAATGAGATATGCGTTTGCTATGTCATCATTTGGTAGAATGTTTAAACCTAATAATATTGTATGTGAGATGAGAGCATTTTGTAGAGAGTGGTCTGAAAATATTAATGAAATACCACCTGCTAAAGACTTGTACCAAGTTGATCGTTATTTTCTAGAACTTTGGAAAAAAAGGGAGACTACTTATGGGCAACATAGCACTTAAGGCAGCACACTTTGCAGCTGCTACACTCAACAATCCTTTTGGGATTGGAACTTTAAGTCTTGCATTAATTGTTGTACCTATTATTGGTATGCATTTAGTTCATAAGAATGGATGGCAGCACTGGGCACCGTTTGACAGTGGCCATTAAAGGTTGTCAACTTAAGTATAAACTCGTAGGCATAAATTTTTGTTTCTCAATTGTATTGATTTACACACAAATCATCTATATAGTAGTAGAATTGGAGAGTTGAGAAAGGTTCTAATCTTTATCACACAATAAATTATCTGCGGAGGTTTCCATGCATAATCTAATATCTTATAATCAACTAGCGGGATGGAAAGAAAGTTTTAAAAAACTAGGTAAAACATTAGATAAAACAATGGAAGAGTCAGATGTAATTAACGACTATTATGATTGTTTAATTGAGTGTGATGATGACCAATCAAGATGTAAACGTATCTGTCGGGAAGTTTTAAGGGATCAACCTGTTGGTTGATGTTTATTTAACTAAACGTATCATATATGCCTATTTGCAGAGATACTTTTAATCTGATATACTAAGAGGGTTAGCACCCTCTTTTTTTGTGTCCAGAAGTCTTGAACCAGAAGTGGATGCTCTATCTCTTAATCTAAAGCAACAACTTTCTCCTAAATAAATTTTAAAAGATTTCATTATGACATTTGTAGTTTATTCAAAAGATGGTTGTCCTTTCTGCGTGAAAGTTCAACAAGTATTAAAATTAGCAAAGTTAGAGCACGTTGTATATAAACTTGGAGATGACTTTGATCGAACTGAGTTTTATGATAAATTTGGTGATGGTTCTACTTTTCCTCAAATTCTTGTAGATGATAAATCTATCGGGGGATGTACCGAAACTGTTAAGTATCTAAGGGAACAAAAACTGGTCTAATGGAAAACAACTTTCTAGAAATTAATATTGACGTAGAACAAGCAATTGACTATGCTTTTGAGGGGAAGTTTGTTATCAAGTTTTATGACTATCTAAAAATTCGTAAGACAAAGAGAGATGAAATTAATCAGTTTATTGAGAGTTCAACTGCCTTAGAAATTAGTAATCTTATAACCGACCTTGAAGAATATCTTGAAGGGGGGAATGATGAAATGCACAAACAACTTCGTGAAGGATATGGACATATTCCAAAACCACAGGCAAGAAAAATCAAAAATTATTTGAATGGTATCTTAGAAGATGCTAGGAGATATAGCAATGATAAACGACCAGGAAGAAGAAGAAAGCAAACTAAATAAATCAAGAACCGAGATAAATCGGGGCGTCGAATTACTACTTCGTAAGAGGAGGACGAAACCAGAACCACCAAAAACCTTTCAGATAAAGTTTGGTAAAATGGTCTCCTTTTTCCGCAGAGAGATTATTTTACATTTGAACTTCTATCTAGATATCAGAAAGAAATAATCTCTGGGGGAGAAGAAAGATGTTAGCAGTAGCACTTACTATCGGCACACTTGTTTCAATAATGTTCTTTTTTGTTGGAGGTGTGGTAGGATGGTTAGCAAAGGAACATTTCTACAGCACAAATATTGTGTATACACATCCAGAGATGTTTGATGAAAATGGAAATGTTCTTCCAGATGAAATTTTAGCAGTGAGATTTGAAAACGATTATGACGAAGACGACAACGACAACGACAACAACTAGAAAAAAAGCAGCACCTAGAAAGAAAGTTCAGCTTCCTGCCAATCCTTTTGTCCATGAAGTTCTTGATCTTGTATCAAAGCAACGCTCAAAGGCAAAGAAGGTTGAAATCCTGAAAGAGTATGAAGATTCTTCTATCAAAGCAATTTTTATTTGGAACTTTGATCCTTCTGTGATTTCTGCAATACCTGAGGGCGAAGTTCCTTACAAAGAGAATGAAGTTCCTGTTGGAACTGATCACACTTCTCTACGTAGGGAGTATAAGAATCTGTATCACTTTATTAAAGGTGGTAATGATGGACTTTCTTCTCTACGTAGAGAGACTATGTTCATTCAACTTCTTGAAGGTCTTCATCCTAAAGAAGCAGAAATTATTTGCTTGGTAAAAGATAAGCAACTTCAAACCAAATATAATATTAGTGCGAATGATGTGAAAGAAGCATATTCTGATATTCTGTGGGGAGATCGTTCTTGATGGTAAAAGGTATAAAGGTAATCAACGCTGATTGTGATCCTACCCTATCTGAAGATAAATCTTTACCAAGTAATGCATATCTTGTTGAATATCTTCAGGATGGGGTCACTCATTTTGATATTGTAACCTGTGGAAAAAAAGTAGAAATTTTTGACGAATACTACGATAAGTATAAAAAAGATTTCATTAATATTACTCAAACAGAAGGTAGAATCAACCCAAAACTTTGGGGTTATACTAGTCCCGATAAGAAGAAAAAGAAATGAAAGATGATGAATTGAGGGAGCAAATTAATGCTCTCATTCGCACTGAAATTCAAGATGTTATCAACGATTATGTTGATGAAACTGAAAACCAGGTATTCCGTATGGAAAAATCTGGCCTAGGATTTGTAGAATCTGAAGATAACAAAGAATTGAAAGTGAATATTTCAAATGAAGAAGTAAATTATCTGATTAAAAAGTATAAGAAGATAAAAAAAAGTGAGAGATCTAATTTAAATCGAATTAAAAAACTTGATGCTTAACCATGTATAAACCATACTCACCAGAATGGCACAGATACAGATACTTAAAAGAAGCAATTGATAAGTATCTTGATGATTACGTTGATAACGACTTAATCATGAATGACATTTTTGATGTTCTAGAATCTCGTTCCGAATCAGCATTTGGCGATTTCACAAAAATCACTGAACTAGTAGCAAAATTAAGAGACTAAAATGTTATCTACTCAATACAGACTAAGACTAGAATTTATCTGTAAGAAGATTGCACACAAGGAGGAAGTCCAATTAGATGATATGATCTGGGCAGAGAAACTAGCAAAGTCCCACACCCTTGCTAGGGATTGGTTGCAAAAGGCACGACGACAAGCTGCTCAAGATATTGAGGAAGGTAGTACTGACGATTTTCTGAATAGGATGGGATTAGGCGACCCCGACCCATCCAATCATAAAAGGGGATTTGATAGTGCTGACGACATTAAAGAATGGTTTGGTAGAGATAAACCTGATGACTGGAGGCAACGCGACTAATGCCGAGTAAATTTGATTACGTCGAAGCACCTACAGAAGCTGAAGTTGATAAATGGGGGTTTACTATTAAACCTTCTATCACTGATGATGAACTGATTTTGATTTGTTTAAAAAATGCCCCTTGTGGATCTGACAAAAAGCAAGTTGAACGATTGATTAAACAATATAATGAATAAGAAATATACAATCTAATAATATAAATAAAAACAAATGTGTTATAAAAAACGATCAGCACATGAAAACTTTCCAACAGTTTGTGAGTGAAGCATATCCTAAATCTGAAAGAAAATCGCATCAACCTAGATTATCTTTTATTCAAGGACTTAACAAACGAGGCCAAAATACAGGTCCAATGGCACCAATGCCACAGATAGGTGCTGGAAAAAATGTTCCTCTTTATATACCAAAGTACCAAGGACCAGTCCGAGGTGAAAATGATAGAGGTCCTGACAGTTTTGGTAGGCAAACTAATAAAAGTAAAGTAACTAAGCGATATTATACCAACATGCCTATACAAAGTGGAAGCTATAAGAAACCAGATAACCTAACAATATAAATAAAAATAAACGTGTTATAGAGATGAAATCCTTTAGTCAATTCTATGCAGAAGCAGTAGTCCTTGCGAAAAAAGGTGGTGTTCAGGGTAAGTTAGATAAGGCAACTAATACATTTACTAAAGGTGCTTGGTCCGATACAGAAAGTGCTAGATATCAGAAATACTCTAAACCTGCAGCACCAAAATCTGATACAGGTGTATCGGGAGTATCAAAACCTGCAGCACCAAAACCTGCAGCTGCAGCACGCCCCCCCGCTCCGCGATCTGCTGCACAAAAAAATGCAGATAATCTGAGATTAGGTGCAGAACTGGGTGGTGTTGCAAGAAGAGCAGCACAGCAAAAGTACTCCAATCAAAACTCTCTTGTTGCTCAAGGAGCTGCAGCTGCAGCGAAGCGTGAACCAGCATGGAAGAAAGCTTCTAAGGGACTTAAAGATAGAGATTACGGTATTCCTGACTTTGTTTCTGATCGGAGAAGAAACAATCAGACCACGATGGCAGACGCCAATAGAGATGCAGGAATGTCCAGTAAAGATGCTGAAACAAAGGCAACAAGAGATGAAAAAGAACTGAATAAAAAAAATATGCAGTATATGAAGAATAGAAGAAGTGGATATCAGCCTGGTTCGGGATACTAAGTAAGAATGAAAAGTTATAAACAGTTTTGTGCTGAAGCAGATTTCAACCTTGCAAAAGAAGTTTCTGCTGCAGAAAAAAATTTAGTACATTCTTTTAAGAAACCAGGACATAATGCTCCTGGATACAGTTATGCCGGTAAACGTGCGCCAGATAGAAATAATAGAACAAAAGAAGTTCCACTAGAAGTAAGATATACTCAAGACTTGAGGGCAGCACAGCAAAGATCTAAGCAAAGACAGGGCGGATAAGGAACTTTCTGCGAGACACATATGAAGAATTATGTTTGTATCCCCATGTGGGATCCTATTTTCAAGATGATGCGCTATCATTGGGTTCACAAGTCAGAAAAGGATCCTGTTCAATTCGTGAAAAATCTTAACCCAGAAGAGGTGTATCTTTGAAGCAACTATTCATAGTTGAAATTGGTGAAAATGAATGTGTTACTCATGATGGATACATTCAGATTGGTATCTTCGACCATTCTGTAGAGAAACATATTGAGTTGAGCAATGCTATCTGTGATGATGATCCTATTAACTGGCAGGTAACATATTGGATGCCAGATATTTGGGCAAATAGATATAAAAGAGTATCATTTCAAAAAACTGAAAAGAAAAATGAGGGTTCACCTAGAACTGATAATGCTACTGATAGCAGACCAAGAGACTTCCCTGACCAAGCAACTGAAAGACTTGAGAGAACATTATGAAGATGTGGGAGACAAAATGCGTTGGGTGTGGTAAAATGACACCAGCGAATGAATGTCCTCAGGTAGGACATCAAGCACCTGATGGCAGTTGGGCAAATTCGTTATGTAAACCTTGTTGGGTTAAGTCAAAAAAATGAATATCTTTGTAACTGATCTGAGTCCACACAAGTCTGCTATGGTTCTCCCTGACAAGCACATCGTCAAGATGCCCTTAGAGACCTGTCAGATGCTTGCTATTGTATGCTCTGATAAATGGGGTCATAACTTCGGCACTCTTCCTAGAGCAGATGGTACTCCCTATGCTACTGAGAAGGGTGCTTTTCGTAATCATCCCTGTACTATCTGGGCAAATGAGTTTGTGACTAACTGGCAGTGGTTGCTTGCTCATGGACTTGCTATGTGTGACGAGTACACTGCTCGCTATGGTAAGGTTCACACTTGCCAGAAGACGCTCTTAGCAGCAAAGGAGATACTTCCTACAGCAGACCCACAAGGTCGCAGTGGAAAGGATACGACACCTTTTGTTTTTGCTGGACCTGATGAGTTCAAGTATGATGCAAGCATTGATATCTTCACTGCTTACAAGATGTATATTTCATCTAAACCATGGGTAAAAGATAATTATCTTCGTA